CTCTAAGCGTGATTGCTGATTTGGTTGGAATAACTTTGTAAGTTGTTCGATTAGTTTTGTCATTTTGTGACTCCTTTTAGTGTGTATGTAAACTAGTAGTAACCTTATCATGGTTTCTACTGAGTATTTATCAAGTATACACGGCATCGCAACAAAACTCAACCTATTTGATTTTACTAAAAGATTACTGTACAATAACTATAAATACATCAAAGAGAACTCGTATGCGTAAGAGCACAAGATCCATATTACAAGAATTAAGCGACATTGGCGTAAGCCGTGACACCGATCTGGTTATTGAAAGCCGTGGTAGCAATCTAATCCAAAGTGCTATTAATTTGCTGTCTTTAATCAAAGAAAACTACGATGTTGAAACAGCCGCAGAGCTTGAGCGCCGCTTTATTAATAGTATCAAAAGTGGTGATGGTACTAAATTCAAACGTGGCATTAAACGTATCCAGGAAGGTAAAGAATGAGCGGTAATGCCCTAAAGAAACTGGGTATTGATGTACCAGATGCTAATCCTACAAACGGAGTACTTGTACGCCTAACACCTAAACAGTTCTTAGAAGTTAAACACGGGTTACAACCAGTACTTGATGCTGTCGGCGATACTGGATTTTGGCGAGCTGGCGGAGCAGGATCCTTTGACCCTGAGCATCGTTACGCACACAAGGGCACTACTAAAATTGACAGTGGTGACGTAGATGTGTTCTTAGACACAGCAAAGATTAAGCAAAAGTTAGGACTAGATCCGCAAATGGATGATGGTGCTGTACGCAAAGTATTAGCACAGCATATGGCTAAACATTATCCTACACTACAAATAGGTAAGAATGTACACATTGGATTTCCAATGGGTGCTGAGATTAACGGCTTGCCAGCATACTTCCAAATTGACCTAATGACTATGGAACACGCACATGAAATAGGACAACATCATGAGCATGACTACTCTGTTAAAGACAGCCCATACGGTGGGCAAGATCAACAGTTTGCCTTGTCAAGTCTAGTTAATACTATTCCAGGCGCACCACCTAAGACTTATCAATATAACGGATTCGGCGGCGCACTACAAGATCGTGCTACAGGTAAAGTTATTACTCGTGATATCAATAAAGTAGCAGAAATCGTGTTAGGCAAAGGCGCAACAGCTGAAATGCTGGGCAACGTAGAATCTATGATCGATGCTGTGGGCGGTATTGATAGCCCTAGACTAGCACAGTTCCGCGATGACATGGCTAAAAAGTACCCGCATTTAAAAGAAGGTACTATAGACTGGTTCAAGGCTATCCGTCAAAAATTAGCCATATAAGCCCGTTTTTTATTCACAGTACTAAATACATATACAAAGCTCACAGAGTAGTGAGTTAAAAGCATATCGAGGAGAATATATTATGCCAGATTTAACAAGTACAACAGTTGCGGCCAACTATAACCAGCCAAAAACAGTTAACGGCCTAGGCCCAAAAACTACAATCGTTCAAGCTGACAAGACAAACATGTCTACAGCTGACCTACACGCTTTGATCACAACAATCACAGCTGGTGGTACAAAAGGTGTTAACGATGCGTTCACAGTTGCTGGCGTTGCTACAGCTGACGGTACAGCATTTAGCTCAGGTGTTACAGATACAGTATTCATTGCACTACAAGGTACTGGTGTGTTCACAGCTGGTTCTAACTGGTCAAGCACTGGTTTTACTACTGCTATCACTTCAATCTTTGTTAACCCATTCTAATCATTAGAATAAGTTAAATTTCTCAGGGATGGGAAGACTAAGCCTACTTTAATAGTAGGCTTTTTTACGACTGTTAAATACAGCATGGATTACATGCTCTACACTACAGTTGATATAACAAACACAGGACAGTATAGACACGAGCCTGGTAAAGAAACTGATCGATGGAAGGAACAAAACTTCCAGACATTGTTACAAACGATTGGCCTTAGAACAAACATCACCTATCGTCGAGCTCCTGATATGGTACAGGTTAGTGGTACACAAATTGGACTTGAAACTGATAATCTTGTACGAGCATGGCGTTTTGATTTTAGTGCCGAACGTGACGGCTTCTTTGAAAAACATAACAATCCAGTAGGCGGATTAGTTGAAGACTTTGATGGTGTTCCATACATTGCCGGTCTTGATGAAAGCATGGAACAAAACTACGCAGTATTTGTTACCGAAGGCCCTGCACGTAATATCGTTTTTACCCAAAAACAATAAATACTATTAGTATAATCAACAACATACTATAGGCACACTAGGCATTCAATCATACATTAGGCACATGGCTCGGAGCGAGCACTTGACTTATCACATTGGAGAGCCCACAGAATGGCCACGAAAGTTGCACAAGCACAACTAGCAGAACTACCAGAACGAGTAGGTATCCTTGAGACCAAAGTAGAATTCATTGGCGAAAAGGTCACTGAAGTTAAAGACGACATTAAAGAAATGCACGATTGTCTTGATCGTACTCGTGATAGTGTCATGGACAAACTTGGTGAAATGACTGACGAGTATCGTACAAATGCTCAAAAGTATTACGATCATGCAAACAAACTAAACGCACAACAATCTGCACAGCATAATGAACTAGCTGGTAAGATTAAAGAGTTAGAAAAGATTAAAAGCAAGTGGACTATGTATGCCATGGCTGGTATGGCATTTTTAGCAGGCGCAGGCATAATGGGCCATCAAAGCCTTCCTGGAATATTTAAGTTCCTCGGTCTGTAATTGTTAAATAATGACAAATGCAGATAATCGAATTTACAGAAGCAATTAAACCAGTAGTCTACCACGACACGCTAAATCCTCTACTATGGAAAAAGAACGCATTAGATATTGAAGTGCGTTACAAACTAATGGCAATTGCCATGCACTTTGCCAAGTTCCTAAATGTACCCAAATTAAACCTACGCGATATTACAGTCAGCGGCAGCAATGCAAGTTATGGCTATGCTGAAAGCTCGGACTTAGATCTACATCTAGTTGTAGACATGCCCAAAGATCGCCCTGAACTAGCAGAGCTATATGCCGCTAAGAAAAACGAGTATAACTTTACTCATAATATAACAATCAAAGGTATTGATGTAGAACTGTACGTACAAGATGTACAGCAACCACACAGATCTGCAGGTATCTATTCAGTACTTAACGACAAGTGGTTAAGCAAGCCAACACATCAACCTCCTACTATTAAAGACAAGGATGTTACTAATAAAGCACGTAATTATGCCGCACGTATAAACTCTGCTATGCGTTCAAATGACTTAAATACTTGCAAGGAAACAATGTCTGAAATCCGTAAGCTAAGACAAGCAGGACTTGAGCAGGGTGGAGAACACTCAGTTGAGAATCTTGCGTTTAAGCTATTACGTGCTCGAGGCAAAATAGACAAGTTTAGAAGTTATATTAACAAATTACAAAGTGCTGAATTAAGCCTTGGAGAACAACAATGAAAGTTAACCAGATCGTAAGCGAACACAAAAAAGGCGTTCGCGCCATGAAGTACACTAAAAAAACTAAAAGTACAGTACCAGTATATGGCCCTGATGCTAACAATGCAAAACTAAAGCCAGTTAAACCAACAGGTACTGTTAGCGAATCTGAAGTCACACTAAAGCCAATGCCAGGCGCACAAGAAGTAGATATTGACGGTAAAGCTGTTGGCACTGCTACTACTCCAGCCGCCGCTACTGCTATTGCTGATCTAGCTAAGAAAGGCGAGTTTACTCCAGCAGGCGACGGTTCTACTACACAACCAACAATGGAAACAGGTGACGACGAAGAAGATCACCCAAGCAAACATCACTTTCATGATTGGCTAAACAGCGAACATGCCCCACATGATGATGAAGCTGGCGATGATCGAGCAGTTGTAGCTAAAGCAATACAATACTTGCATGGTCGTGTACATCCAGACGATATGGAACATCACGCACATCAGTTAGCTCACATGTACCACGGCGGCGAGTTTGACGAAGCACAAAGTCCGTTCCCAAGTCGTAATGCTGGAACTCCTGCTGCCGCTGATGCTGCCGCACAAGCTGCCGCTCCTGCTAAACCAGTACAATCAGCAGTTTACCCAAGCCGCAATACTGTACAAGAAGACAACGCATTACTAGAAAAAATGCGTACTATCGCCGGACTAAGATGAAAATAAACGAACTTATTGATAGCTTTGAAATTTGGACAACAAATGAAGAAAAGCAGTTGCTCAAGAAGCTTGAAACTCCAACCAAGTTAAAAGCTCTTGACGAACAGGATCAATATAAAGTACAATCGCTTATACGTAAAAGCCTTGTAAAGAAAACAGGGTTTAACGATAATCCCACGCTAGTCAGCAGAAGTTCAGAGAATGAAAAAATATAATAAGAAGTACAAGCAACAAAAAGCAGTTAAAGAACTAGCCGAACAGTTTACTATTGAGTTAGACAAACAGTTGCCCTTAACTGTGCTACCCGACGGTAGTGTAGTTTATAAGGACTTTTTAGTTAAACAAATGACCAATGCTAATTGGGGAATTTATCATGTCACAAGTAAATCCCTAGTTGAACAATATTTTCTTAAAAGCTGTGCGCTAATGGCCGCCAAAGCATACCACAAGACGGATATGTTTAAGTTTTCTGAAATTAAACAATTAGACAATCGCTATTGGGCTAGTTATTGTGATAACTTGGTCTACAAGAAAAACATTAAAACTGCAAAAGATTTTGAGAGGTTTTTAGTTTTGTTAAATAAACTAGAAGACAGCGAACAGAAAGCACAACACTACAAGGAAGAAATTTCCAGTATGTTTAAGTGGAGTTTTGTATAAATACATAATAAGAATTCTAGGAATAGATCATGCAAATTAGAGAAATCAACAAACCAGTAACTGCCGCGGCACTCAACGAGAGCCTAGCAAAGAAGTTTGGTTATAAAATGAACTTTGAAAAGTTTACAAACGAGCAACTAGAAGATGCTCGTAACAAGCTACGCACAAAGATTAGTCAATTTGAAGTTAACGAAAGCTTCGACTCTGTGCTAGAAAGTCCAGAATATCAAAAAACACGTTTGATGTTAGATTGCTTGAATCAAGAAATCCTAGAAAGAGAAGAGCAAGTTGAAGAAGGTGTTTGCCCAGATTGCGGTGAAAGCCCATGTGAATGCGAACACGAGCATGAGGACAAAGAAGAACGTGCTGACGAGAGCCGTAGCTATGTAAACTTTATCCGTAATCGTGCTTCACGTTTCTCAGTTCCAGAAAGCTGGATTAACTCAGCTATTAACAGAATTCAATTAGGCGAAAGCGATCGCGAAGAACTTAAGGCAGAACTACAATTACGTTACGATTTAAATGAATCACAAGCTAGCTGGATGTTATTAGAAGGCGAAGAAGATAAGGCCGAAATCATCATGGCAACTAAAGATATGGTTGACCGTGTTACAGGTTGGTTAGAAGACGTGGCCGCTATGAAGGCAGAACAGTTATTAGAACTAGTAGATTCCATAGGAAAGCAACAAGGCAGCGATGTAGCTCAACAGTACAATGATGCTGTTAAGCCAGCATTGGAGGCCATTTATACAGCATTAGAGACATCACGTCAAGGACTACAAGGCGCATTGTCTATTGTGTCAGGCGGAGAGGCTCCAGTTATGGGCGCACCAGCAGGTGGAGCTCCAGCAATTGGTGGTGCAGACATGGGTGCTCCAGCAGATGCAGGTCTTCCTCCAATGGGTTCCGATGAAGAAGGTATGACACCTCCTGCACCGGAAGCAGGCCGTGAGAAGCGTGAAAGTGTAGATTATTCACGTCGCTTAGGCATCCTTTTAAACTCAAAAAAAAAGTAATAAGTGAAAACATAGACCCCTTAGTTATGACACTAAGGAGTCTTCAATCAGCCGCAAACAATCAAGGCTCACAAGCGCCAATGACATGGAAGGCACTCAACAATGCCGCAGCCAGTCTTGGCGCTCCTGATATTGACTACGATCGCTTTGCCGCACGTTGGGAAACAGATCCTGTACTAAAACAGTTAGTAGACCGCTTTGACGGATCAGGACTTGTAATCAAAACCAATAACAAAGAACAACCAGAAAAGAGATCCAAAGGTGGAGAAAGCGAAGTTAGCAAAATGGCTAAACACGCTATGCATCACCGTTGACATTAAGCGCAAGTTAGTGTATACTTGCGCTATATGACTCTACTAACAGAAAGATACGACTACACTCCCTTAAACACGGAGTCAGTAGAAGGTACGCGTTTATCCGCTACTCCAGACGGTAACAAACTACCTTCCGTCACAACAATCCTAGACAAGACTAAACCATTTGAAAAGGTACAGGCTCTGCTCAATTGGAAGAAAGCTGTAGGTGAAGCAAAGGCACAGGAGATTGTTACAGAAGCGGCATCACGTGGTACACGTATGCACAAGTACATTGAAGATTACATTACTTCGGGTGTGCTTAACGACCCAGGTACTAACCCATATTCAGTACAAAGCCACAAGATGGCTAAACATATTATTGAAAACGGACTTAAAAATGTTAATGAAGTGTGGGGTGTTGAAGTAGGACTTTATTATCCAGGATTATATGCAGGATCAACCGACTGTGTAGGATTACACTTAAACGATCCGGCTATCATGGATCATAAGCAAACAAACAAACCTAAGAAAGAAGAGTGGATCGAGGACTATTACCTGCAAATGGTAGCCTACGCTCTAGCACACAATAAAGTACATGGAACTAACATTCAAAAGGGTGTTGTGTTTATGTGCGTAAAACCCCCAGAAATTGGTAAAACACTAACTTGGGGAGAACCTGCTTATCAGGAGTTTATTCTAAAACCAGAAGATTTTAGCTACTGGGAAAACCGCTGGTGGGATAGAGTGGAAGAATACTACGGCAAGAACTGATAAATATCTCATAAGAGGATATTTACATGGCTGTCGTACAGATCTCGAGAATACAGATCCGCAGGGGTCAAAAGCAAGTAACAGGTATGCCCCAACTTGCGGGCGGTGAATTAGCATGGGCTGTTGATACTCAGGAACTGTACATTGGTAACGGTAGTGTTGCTGAAGGTAGCCCAGGAGTTGGCAATACTAAGATCTTAACACAAAACGATCTAAATGCCCAAGGTAATTTACTAAACTTATTACAATATGTTTACAAAGTTAATGATGGCTCCACTATGCAAACTGGACCTAGCATTAATAGTCCAGTTAGTCGAACAGTACAACAGCGTCTTGACGACTATGTAAATGTTTATGATTTTGGTGCAGGTGGTGATGGAACTACAGATGATACTGCGGCTATTCAACGTGCAATCAATCAACTATTTTTAAATTCAGCTAGCAAAGCTAGCAATAGTACTCCATCCGGTGTACAAGCTCGCAAAGTATTATTATTCCCAGCCGGCACATATCTAGTATCGAGTACATTGTATGTTCCTAGCTATGCAAACATTGTAGGTGCAGGCGCCGACAAAACAGTTATTCAAACTTCAGTTGCTGGAAGCGGCATTGTATTTGTAAATGATACTGCCACTGCTAGTGTTCACCCTGCAATTTCAACAACTACATATAATAATCAACCTCGCGGAATTTTACTTAAAGGATTAACTGTCCAATTAACTGCGCTTGGTCAGACTTGTTTACAATTGAACTGTGTAAGAAATAGTGTGTTTGAAGATTTAGGAGTTATTGGTAACTGGGGCGGAACATTTAATGCTGACAGTAAAGGTATATCATTAAATGCATTTTCATCAGTAGTGACTACAGAAGAAAATACTTTTAATAGAGTATACGTTTCTGGTTTTACCTATAATGTATTTTCTAAGCAGGACATTTTAAATAACAAGTTTACTAACTGTATTTTTAAAGATGCTAATCAAGGATTTAGTTTAGGTACAGGTGCCGCTGGCGGATCGCTAATTACTCTTAACACACTTGCTAATTCTAGTACAGGCAATAACATCAGTGTAACCTCAAGTACTAACATGGCTCCTAATATGCGAGTTGTGTTTACAAACAATCTTGGCAACAATATTGTTGCTGGCGTTACATATTATATTTTAACTGCGGTTAGCAATGTTATCACTATCGCCGCTACTCCAAATGGTACTCCTATCACCGCAGGCACAACAGTAAACCAAGCTAATCCAATTACAGTTACTAATGCAACTGGTGAACAGTACGGTCCAAGAAAAACAACTATTTCCAATTGCCAATTTAACACTATTAAACAACAGGCGGTGTATGTTGAACTAGGTACTCAAAATACAGTAACTAGTTGCCGTATGAATATTGTTGGTAATAATGGCGGTGGAGCAAGTGCTATCGTATTTCCAGAAATTTACTTTAAGACTTTTGGTAACGCCGCTGATTCTAACAGCAGTGAAAGACAAGCTACCTATGCTAGCGGAAATTATAGCTACCCATATATTCCAGAAGTTGCCGGACATATTAATTACAAGTCATACACACTAAACAGAATTGGACTAAGTCAAATTACTAGTACCACAGGTGCCAAAGCATTTAGATTACCAGTGTCTGTTGATGCAAGTGGAAATCCAATTGCTAGTATCAATTATTCAATTGACTATACATATCAAAGCTCAGACGGATTTACACGCACTGGTACATTAACCATTGCCGCTGACATTGATAATAGATTAATACAACTTAGCGATGAGTACAACTATGCAGGTGGTACTGATCCTTCTGGACTATCTGCTAGTAATTTAGCATTTTCGGCAAGGTATCTTGATCGCCAGGGAAATGAAATTGTATCAACAGGCAACGGAGCCGCAACGCCTTACTCTTTGGCTATTAAATACACTAACGCATCCGCAGACAGCGGCTATATGACATATAGTTACACAACTATTATGTCACGCTCACAATTATAATAGCCATCTTATTTGACAACGTCAAAATATACTACTATAATTTGATGTGTTGTCATGATAAGAAAATTCTCACCATTTAGCCTCTTCAAAATCGCCGTATATCGGCGTCTAAACTGTTGACTACAAAAGATTTTTGTAGATGCTATTGGCATCACTAAATACTTCCTAAACTTGATAAAATAATAATACCCAATAACAAAAAGCGATAGACATGACAAAGATTACAGTAATAAAAAGAGACGGAACAAAAGAGCCACTAACAATTGAAAAGTGGCAAGCGCAAGTAGCAAAAGTATGTAAGGGTATAGCTGACGTTAGTCAATCAATGATTGAGATTAAGGCTCAGCCGCACTTCTATGATGGCATTACTACAGAAGAGATTGATGGCATTACATTACGTGCTATTGTTGATCTTATTGACGTAGAGCATAATCCAGACGTAGGACATACCAATTATCAATATGTAGCAGGTAAGCAACGATTGTCAATGCTACGCAAAGATGTATATGGGGATTATCAAGTTCCACACCTATACACTATTGTTAAGAAAAATGTAGAAATAGGATTATATACCCCAGAGCTTCTGGAGTGGTACACAGAAGACGACTGGAACCGCATGAATGATATGTTGGATCACGAAAAGGACGAAACATATTCATATGCGGCAATTGAACAATTGATTGAAAAATATCTTGTTAAGAATCGTGCCACAAAGGAAACGTATGAAACCCCGCAAATTAGGTACATGGTGGCAGCGGCGACAGTATTTCACAAAGAAGAGCCGAATAGCGCAAGAATGCGTTACATTAAAGAATACTATACAGCGGCATCCGATGGCTTGTTTACTCTTGCTACACCTGTCTTGGCTGGTCTTGGCACTCCGACTAAACAGTTTTCTAGTTGTGTGCTTATCCGCAGTGACGACGATTTGGATAGCATATTTGCTTCTGGAGAAATGATGGCCAAGTATGCGAGCAAACGTGCTGGCATTGGTTTGGAAATAGGACGTCTACGTCCACTCGGTAGTCCCATCAGAGGTGGAGAGATCATGCACACAGGCATGATTCCTTTCTTAAAGAAATGGTTCGGTGACTTACGTTCATGCTCACAAGGAGGTATCCGTAATGCTTCAGCCACAGTTTTTTATCCTATTTGGCATCATCAGTTTGACGATCTTATCGTTCTTAAGAATAATCAAGGAACTGAAGAGACTCGAGTCCGACACATGGACTACGGAGTCGTCTTATCAGCCTTCTTCTGGAGACGATTCAAAAATAAAGAAAACATAACATTCTTTGATCCAAATGAAGTGCCAGACTTGTATGAAGCCTTTTACAAAAACACTGAGTTGTTTGAAGAGCTCTATGTAAAATATGAAAAGCGTAAAGACCTACGCAAGAAAACAATGAATGCCGAAGATGTATTCAAAGGTGGCATACTAAAAGAACGTACTGATACAGGACGTATCTATCTTGTGTTTATTGACAATGTCATGAACCAAGGCCCGTTTGATCCTGAGTACCACACAATTTATCAAAGTAATTTATGCTGTGAAATCCTATTACCTACTAAACCTTTTAAGCGTCTTGATGATGTGGACGGCCGCATTGCTCTTTGCACACTCGGCTCGATTAACTGGGGAGCATTCCGTAATCCAGAAGATATGCGACGTGCTTGCCGTATTCTACAGCGTAGTCTATGCAACATACTTGATTACCAAGATTTCTTATCCATTCAATCTAAGTTAAGCAATGATGAAATACAACCATTAGGCATTGGTATTACTAACTTAGCCTACTGGCACGCCAAGCGTGGACTCAAGTACGGCGAGAAAGATGCACTGCAAGATGTTAAGACTTGGATGGAACATCAAGCATTTTATCTAACTGAAGCAACCGTTGAGTTAGCAAAAGAACGCGGGGCATGTACACATAGCCAACATACACGTTATGGTAAAGGTATATTCCCTTGGGAATTACGTGCTAAAGGTGTTAATGATTTAACAGACTTTGCACCGGAACTTGACTGGGAAACACTCCGTGCTAATATGAAGCAGTACGGTGTACGCAATGGCACACTAATGGCAGTTGCACCAGTCGAAAGCAGTAGTGTTGTTATAAACAGCACGAATGGTATTGAAATGCCAATGAGCTTAATCTCAGTTAAGGAATCAAAGGCAGGATCATTTGTACAGGTTGTACCAGAGTATCATAAGCTCAAGCACAAGTATCAAATGATGTGGGAACAAAAAGACTGTGATGGCTACTTGAAGACAGCGGCGGTTATTGCAGCCTATGTTGATCAAAGTATTTCAACTAACACATTCTACAATCCAGCTCATTGGACAGATCGTAAAGTTCCAACTACTTTGATTGCTAAAAACTTGATGCAAAGTCATTATTGGGGATTGAAGACTTTTTATTATAGTCTAATTAATAAAGCAGGCAGTAAAGCTATTGCCGAACCTACTCCAGAGATGAGTACCTTCCAGCGTGTTGAAGTAGATATGTTAGAAGATGATTGTGAGGCATGTAAGTTATAATGTTAGAAACAATTTGTGATATTTTAGTCGACGCATACAAGCGTAATTGGATTACAAGCCGTGATGGTAATGTAAGCATACGTCATCACGACCGTGACCACTTTTACATTACACCTAGTGGTGTACGTAAACAAACCCTACAGCCAGATCAGTTTAAAAAGATACAGATTGGTAAGTGGATCAATAGTGGCAATGGTACAGGAGTATTTGGTTATAATTGGCAAGAGTTAGAATATACTGACATTAGTGCTAATCTAAAACCTAGTGGAGAAATTCCATTACACTTTGGCTTACAAAAAGAAATGGGACAACATACAGATGAAGTGCGTGTAGTTGTACACGTTCATCCTACTTATTGTATTGCCGCTATGCATGCCGGTATTGACCTTAGTACTATTAGCAATGCATTTCCAGAACTTAACCGATACACTAAGGTAGCACCAAATGTACCAGATGTTCCTCCTATTAGTCAAGAACTAGCAGATCAATGTTTTGATAAGTTAGGATTAGATAGCATGGGCAATATTGCCTATGACATTGTTGGTATTAAGGGACATGGAGTAGTTGCTATTGACACAAGTCCGTGGCGTGCCTATGAACACATTGAACGATTAGAACATATTTGCAAGATAGTACTTGCATCAGGAAAATATTAATATGAGCCAAGCACAATATAATTTAAACACAAAGACAGACTATCTCACTCGTAAGATGTTCTTGGATCCAGCTGGTCCAGTTACTATCCAACGCTTTGAAGAAGTTAAGTACAAAAAGATTGCAGACTATGACCAAACTGCACAAGGGTTCTTTTGGCGTCCAGAAGAGATTAGCCTAAGCAAAGATGCTAACGACTTTAAGGATGCATCAGATGCAGTCAAACATATCTTTACTAGTAACCTATTACGTCAAACAGCCTTAGATAGTTTACAAGGACGTGGGCCCGCCCAAGTGTTCACACCAGTAGTATCATTGCCGGAACTTGAAGCACTAATGTACAACTGGAGCTTCTTTGAAACAAATATTCACAGTCGTTCATACAGCCACATCATCCGTAACATCTACAATGTGCCTAAAGAAGTGTTCAATACTATTCATGACACTAAAGAGATTGTTGGTATGGCAGCGAGCGTGGGCTTATATTACGATAAGTTGCATCTAATCAATTGCCTTAAAGAAACAGGCGAAAAGATCGATGAACATATTCACATCAAAGCAATATGGTTAGCTCTTAACGCATCATACGCATTAGAAGCATTCCGCTTTATGGTTAGCTTTGCTACAAGTTTGGCAATGGTTGAGAATAAGATCTTCATCGGCAATGGCAACATTATCAGTTTGATCTTACAAGACGAATTGCTACACAAAGGTTGGACAGCCTACTTGATCAATCAAGTGGTCAAGGAAGATCCACGCTTTGCTCAAGCTAAACAAGAATGTGAACAAGAAGTGTACGATTTGTATATGGATGTTATCCGCGAAGAAAAGCAATGGGCCGACTACTTGTTTATGAAAGGTCCAGTTATTGGTTTGAACGCTGGCATTCTAAAAGACTTTGTAGACTATACAGCAGTGGGCGCACTAAAAGACATTGGTATTAAGTATCAACAGATTGCGCCTAAGTCTACTCCTATTCCTTGGTTCAACAAGCATAGCGATACAAGTAAGAAACAAACAGCACTACAGGAAAATGAATCGACCAATTATGTTATCGGTGTGATGTCCGATGCGATTGATTACGATGCATTGCCTGCGTTATAATAGTAAAAAGGATTTAAGATGAAAGCGATAGTATGGAGTAAAGATGCTTGTCCGTTTTGCGTACAAGCCAAAGCCTTGTTAGAAATGAAGGGCATCGAATTTGAAGAAAGAAATGTCCAGCATGAATGGACTAAAGAACAGTTGTTAGAAGCTGTGCCAACAGCCAGAACTTTGCCACAAATATTCTTAGACGATAATTATATTGGCGGGTTTACAGAACTCAAGAAACATTTCGAAAAGGTATAATATGTTAATAGACAAAGGCGTTACAGAAGGTGAAGTAATCACTTTAAAACTTACATCAGGCGAAGAAATTGTTGCTAAACTTGTAGAAGACGGTGCGTCATACTACAAACTAAGCAAGCCAATGGTCATCGGTATGGGACAAAAAGGCCCAGGCCTAATGCCATATTTGTTTACAGTACACCCAGACAAGGCAGTTAAGTTGTCCAAGTCAACTGTAACTGTAGCAGAAGCAACAGACGAAACGTTTGCCAAGCAGTTCCTTGAATCTACTTCAGGTATTGCTCTAGCCTAATGTTAGATGTAACTGCCGCTACTGTAGTATTTGGTGATACATTTACACAAGTCATCAATGTAGTTCCAGATACTCCGCCTGATACTGGCGGAGGCAGTGGTGGCGATAGTGGCGGAGGGTCTTCACCCCCTCCTGCTCCACCCCAGACAATTCCAGTAGTAACTGCTAGCTATACTGACTCCGGTGTCACTATAACAGCAGAGCTTGCTAAGGTCACTATATCAGGTAAGTACACTACAATTATTAAAACTCATTGGGAATGGCTAGATCTAACGGGAGCACCGCAGTCAGGGTCTTCAGCGCCGCCCACTGGTACATTTAAAAAGATAACCAAAGTAGATAGTCCTGTAAATTTAAAAGAAACTTGCATATATACTATTGACGGAGCAACGTTTACTCATACAGTAGATTTAGTTAGCTACGATAAAATTGGCAATCTATTAAAAAGTTTATTAGCGACAGTATAATATGGGTTCAAAACCAGTAACACGATTAGGCGACAAAACAACGGGACACGGCCCATACAAGCCACGTCCTAGTACAGGCGCCAGCGGAGATGTCAAAGTAAATGGCATTGGTGTTGTTAGAGTAGGTGATACTTGGGCTCCGCATGGCCCTCCCCCAAACGATAGGCACGTAAGCGAAGTTGGAATTGGGTCTTCAGGATCTGGCACTGTCAGAGTCAATAATAAGCCAGTTGCAAGAATTGGTGATGCAGTAGAAGCAGATACAATTGCCGCCGGCAGTTCGAACGTATTCGCCGGTTGACAAATTAAAAATCCCTGTTATAATTAACGCATGATTATATATTTAGATATGGACGACGTAGTCGCCGATTGGATGCCCGCCGCCCGGGCAATCGTAAACCGTAACTGGAACTATGGCGAACGTATTCCAGAAAGTGATTGGGCAAAAGTAAAAGCTAAGGAACGTTTCTATCGTGACTTGCCTTTGAAGCCCGGAGCACATGAGTTAGTTCAATACTGTCGTGACCTACTGGCAAATGGCACTATTGAAGATTTACGTTTCCTAACAGCACTACCGCATGATTACTCAGTTCCGTTTGCCGTATACGATAAAGTACAATGGGCAGATAGACACTTCCCTGGAATACCAATGCTTATCGGCCCATTCAGTCATGACAAGTGGCGTCATTGCCAACCAGGTGATATCTTAATTGATGATCGAACAAGCAACTGCGAAGAATGGGCACGTGAAGGCGGCCATTCACACATTTACCGAAATTGGCCAGATTGTAAAGTTTGGCTAGAATCAGTATTACAGGCGCCTGTAAGCGTCTAGACTAATTATTAAACAAGGAGACAACTATGTCAAACAAATATTCAGAATTCACAGCAATCGTAGAAGCAATGGAAGGCGACTTCGAAAAGTTTTACGATAAAGAAGTAGGTGCCGCTGGTACTCGTGTACGCAAGCATTTACAAGAATTGGCTAAACTCTGCAAAGAAACACGTAACGATGTGACAGCAGTTAAAAACGCTCGTAAAGAAGCATCAGCTAAGTAAACCAAATACTGTTGACATTGTATCAAATATACTGTATAATAGCAGTATGTTAAACAATTTGGTGCAATGTCAATGAGTATGCATTTGGAAGGCCCTTGGTTATCTACTACAGGTAAAAAGAAGGGTAAGAAAAAATGGGCTTCAGCAGAAGCCAAGCGTAAAGCAGAAGCTCTAGACGAGTCATGGAAAGAGATTCTGAAACGCCAAGGTGTTGAGCAAGAAAATAAAAAACGTGCTCGAGCCATGTCTGCTCCTAGTTTGAGTAGTTCATACAAATTAAGTATTCCCGAAGGCCGTAACACGACTGCTCATATTAAGAGTCGTGATACTGGCGGCGGATCGGCAACACTTGCCGCACCAAAAGTGTATACCGGAACCAAAGTAAAAGGTATCGCAACCATGCATAAAAGCAATGCAGTACCGGTTTTCAGCGATGAAGAAGCTATCGATATCAGTAAAATGCGTAGATAACTTAACTAATACTTTTTCTGGGGCAGTTTTATGGATAACTATATATTGTACCTCAAAGGTTTGGGGTGCCGTGCAGTGAGGCTTTTAACGCATAAGGAGATGTATCAGAGCCATATTAACAATGACGGAACTAGCGATTCCTGATCCAGCGTAAAGGAGAAATAACATGATACGCATCATTAAATTAGTAGTATTTGCTTTGGCAATTTCAGTTGTCGGAGTAATAGGGTACAAAGCAGTTAACTATAAGTTAGACACCCTAAAAAATGCTCGCATGAATGTGAGCCCAGTTACAGCAGAAATGAGACAGAAACAACTAGACTGTCTAGCTCGTAACATCTACCATGAAGCCGGCTATGAGCCCTTCGAAGGCAAGGTAGCAGTTGCCCAAGTAACAATCAACAGAGCAGAAAGTGGACAGTTCCCATCTGACATCTGCCAAGTTGTATATCAAAAGAACATTGTATATGAAAAAGTACTGTGCCAATTTAGCTGGTACTGCGATAGTGCTTCTCTAAAGAAGCCAATGAATGGCCCCGTGTATATTGAATCTATGGAAGTAGCAAAGAAAGTGCTATTGGAGGGATTCAGGATTGACAGCGTGAAGAAAGCCCTGTATTATCATGCTGACTACGTTAATCCGCAATGGGGCAGAGAAAAAGTAGCAAAAGTCGGTCGGCACATCTTTTACAAATAAGGACTAAAATGAATACTCAACAAGTAAAACAATTTACACAGGATTTATTTAATTTAGATCTTTGGGTTAAAAACATTAAAGAACACGCACCGCATATTTCAGCAGAAACAGCAGGTTGGGTAGCAGTAGTCCTCCTACATTTGGCTACTATCCCAACTATGATTGCTGTAATGACAGGACTAACTGAGAAAATGCCACCTGTAGATATGGTGTTGTTTAGTTGGTTAGGATTATTCTTGTTTTTTATTAAAGCAACCATCCAAAAAGATTTACTTAATATTGTAACAATTGGATTAGGCTTTTTTGTGCAGGCCGCCTTGTTAGCATTAATAGTGTTCAAGTAAAATAACGATAAATATTAGATATATTAAGGAGCATTAGAATGCCATCAGGATTTCAACAAGATACTAATCAATTAAGCCCAAACTTTTACCGTGTTCAGATTGACATGGCAAATACCACGTATTTCCCAACTGCCAACACTAATAGTGATAATGGCGGATGTACACCAAATGGATGGGACTATTTCTCAGCGGCCAACGCACCAACTACACAGGTTAAAGCAGATGCCCGTGCAAGAGGTGTTTTACGCTTTAAGAACATAGTTCGCGAATTAACAAACTTGGCCGATTGCCAATTGTTAGATATTACTATTACTGAAGCTAACGCAGATGCACAAGCAACATCATTAACATTTACTGTTAAGTATGAGCGTGATGCAGGTATTCCGTTAACTGGACAATATCAAGGTACTACAGTAGTAGGAAATGATGCCGCTGGTAATGCAATGGATACTAAAGCCAAAGCCATTGCTAACGCTATTGCTTTTGGTCTGTACACCGGCCGCACTGAATCTGTCCGTAACTATAATGTAGCTACTGCTGAAGGTAGTCAAGTTAGCATTACAGCTAATGCCGCCGCAACATTGGCACAAATACTTGGTAAAGTAACAGTCACTTTAATTGACACAACCACTATTGTTAATGCATAATTAACACATGATTTTAGCCTGGCTCTTACTCCTTACTGGTCTTACAATTTCAGCTGTCGCAATCTACTACTCCGTAGTAGGTTTGGCAGCTATCTTCTCGGCCGCTGTCGTTCCCATTATTGTTATGGGCTCTGCATTAGAAGTGGCCAAGCTAGTATGTGCCAGCTGGCTTAAAGCTAATTGGAGTAAGGCTCCACGATTGATGAAGATATACATGACTACTGCGGTAGCTGTGTTGATGCTTATCACTTCAATGGGTATTTTTGGATTCCTTTCCAAAGCACACTCAGACCAAAGTTTAGTGTCCGGTGACGTTACAAGTAAGATTGCCATCTATGATGAAAAAATCAAAACCGAGAAAGAGAATATTGAAGCAAACCGTAAGGCACTTAAACAGATGGATGAGGGAGTGGACCAAGTACTGGGTCGCTCAACAGATGAAAAAGGTGCCGACAAAGCTGTGGCTATGCGTCGCTCCCAGCAGAAAGAACGTAGTCGCTTACAAGCTGAAATATCACAGTCGCAAAAGTCTATCGCGGAACTTAACGATGCCCGTGCGCCTATTGCCGCCGAAGTACGTAAGGTTGAAGCAGAAGTTGGACCTTTAAAATACATTGCGGCGTTTGTATATGGTGCAACAGATGAATCAGTGCTAGAACGTGCTGTTACTTGGGTTATCATTACAATTATTGTAGTGTTCGATCCATTAGCAGTTATTATGTTGCTAGCCGCACAAATGACATTTGGGTGGAAGAAGGAAGAGGAAGAAGTTCCGCTATTACATAATACTGTACCAGTGCATGTAACTGAAGTAACTCAACCCAAACCGCAAAACGATCCAACTTATGAACAAGATGACGGTCCTTTAACTGACGAGCAAATTAATCAGCTTAAAGAGTCAGTACAGCGATTTAATGATGCCGGCGAACATCCGCAGGACACATTTGAACATGAACACACAGAGGAAGAAGTTCCAACCGAAACACAGCCGACTGCACTAGGAGGTGATATAACAGCGTCTGAGGAAACAGTAGAAGGTAATTCTATTGACCAATGGAACAAGATGATCGAAGAAGCTGAAAAAGCTGTACAAGAAGAAGCTGTTGACATCCAGGGAGAAGCTAAGAAATATAGCATTATTCCTGAGCTTCAAGAAGAGTTAGATAGAATCAAACCTGACTTAACAGAAGTGATCGAACCCGAAGAATCAAAAAAAAAGACTTACATGACAAAGGACAATCAGGGGAAAATCCAAGTCAAGGAGACCAAGTAGGATACGTACAAAACGCTGAACAAGGCGCAAGTACACTTTGGGCAAGAATACAAACAAGAACTTCTGACGATATATTCAAACCTATAGACCGACTCTATGTAGAATTTAATAAGGATCGGTTTTCAGGAATAGATGCATCCAACGAGTTAGAGGTACAAAAATTTATTAACGATATCCAATCTGGAGAACATAAATTTGACGACTATTCTGCAGAAGATATCGAATACTTTGCAAAGAGAATATATGAACTTAGGGAAAATAACAGTAATAACACCGCCGGATAAACTATTCAATTTAACTCTAAGTTACTTGTTAGTATGCCCTAGCAATCATGTAAATGAACAATTTCAAACCATACTAAGCCATAGCATTGATGACTTAAATGTGTTCATTTATGGTAATCAAGAAGATGATGTTAGTTGGCTATTAAGTGTTGCTCAACAGGTCGATTGTGTAATTATTGACGTAGACAACTGCGATATAACAACCAAACAGTTTGTCACATTTATGTTAGCACAGCCTAACGTACACTATATAACTAACGACGAAATTACTCCATATAATTTGATAAGTAAAAATCGTATATACGATTTGGATTGGATAGTCGACCAAATCAAAGAACAAGAAGACGAAGAGGATAGTGATGAATCAGAAGAGTAGAGGAACGGGTATTACCGTCCGTGACGGTGAGAATATTAACCAAAGTTTACGCCGATTTAAACGTAAAATGGAAGAAGCTGGAACTTTGGATACACTCCGTGCTAAAGAGTTCTATGAGAAACCAACTACCGAACGCAAGCGTAAGAAAGGTGCCGCAAAAGCACGTTGGCGCAAGAAACTACAAAAAGAAAGCCTACCACCCAAATTGTATTGACATTAGTATATAGGCCAGTTAAAATACGCATATGATTAACTGGCCTGATTATATAAAACTAAAAGAAAACAAATATAGTAAGTGGTACACTGACCTTATAGAAAAAGCCCAGTCTAGAGTATTACCTAAAGACGTTTATACTGAGAAACACCACATAATTCCCAAAGCCTGGGGCGGTATAGATAAAAAGATTAACCTTGTTCGATTAACTGCTAGAGAGCACTACATGGCTCATGCTTTCTTGTGGAAAATGAGTGTTGGAGAAGGGTTTCATAATAAGATGGTTCATGCATTCAATGCCATGAGTATCATGAAAGACGGATCCTATAACAAACCTGGTTATAAAATAAACAGCAGACTATTCCAATCTGTAAGATTAGAAAGAATTGCTCATCTAAGAACACTTAAAGGTCCCTTGAGCCCAGCATACGGAAAGAAACAGAATGTTTCTGAAGAGGGAAAACTTAATAGGAAAAAAGCGCAAGAAGAATTTTGGAATGATCCCGAACGTGTAGCACGTAGAAACGAAAATTTACGTAAAGCACAACAAACTCCCGAAGCTATTGCCAAACGCAAAGCATTAGCTGATTCAAAGCGAGGGATTAGACGCGATCCTGCCATTATAGAAAAGAGCGCATCTAAACGTCGAGGCAAACCGGTCTCTCAACAAGCATTAGAAAATATACGACAGGGAAATAAGAATAGAATTTATTCTCCTGAAGCTAAAGAAAAAATGAGAGAAGTTGCTCGAATGAACGGAAGCAGACCAAAGTCTGAGGAACATAAAAGAAGAATAGCCGAAAGTAATAAAAAAGTAGATAGATGGTGGACCAGAGGAGAGAATAATCACAATTACGGTAAAACAATGTTGCCGCATGTAAAAGAAAAATTAAAAGAAGCCAATCAGAACAAGTACAAAGAACGAAAATCTAAAATGTTTGTTGGGCCTATTAAACCAACAAACACATTTACATTCAGGGGAGTTGTTTATAGAGGTGTTTGCCAGGCATCAAGGCAAACTGGTTTTTCTCAAAGTCAAATAAAAACACAAGTTAAATATTGGGGAGAAAATCCTGATCAAGAGACAATTAGAAAAATCGATAATAGAGAATTAGAATACCCTAGAGTAGCACCAAATAAAGGTATTCCTATGAGTGAGGAACAGAAACGTTCTATAAAGGAAACAAAACGTATTAAGTTTGAAAAACTTAGAGAAGCGGGCCTTCCTAATCCAAACACAGGAAGAAAAGCATCTGAAGAAACTAGAAAAAAAATAGCTGAAAAAGCTAAAGGCAGAAAAGCATCTGAAGAAACTAGAAAAATTTTATCACAAGCAAGTAAGGGAAAACCAAAGTCTCCAGCGCATATAGAAGCTATAAGATTAGCCAAACTAGCCAAAAAAAGTTAAAACTCCGTTGACATAGACTTATAAATCTGTTATAATATTATTATGAATACTGACATTATGATAGATTTGGAGACTCTAAATACAACTCCCGACGCTACTATCCTTACAATCGGTGCTGTAAAGTTTGATCCGTTTGGATCAGAGATCAAAGAGCCTAAAATGGATAGTTTCTATGTCAAAGTAGATATAGATAGTTGTGACAGAATTGGACTCACCACCAGTGACGACACTATTGCGTGGTGGGCTAATCAAAGCAAGGAAGCACAAGAAGCTGCCTTTGACCCAGAAGGTCGAATCCAAATTGAAGATGCATTTCAACAACTATATAAATTTTGTTGGGGTGCTAAACGTGTGTGGTCAAATGGTTCATGTTTTGACATTGTCATTTGCGAACATGTTTTCCGTAACATAGGTCGCGCTATTCCTTGGAAATTCTGGGAAGTACGTGATGTACGTACAGCATTTGATTTAGGTATCAACCCACAACGACCACCAGTAACGGCCCACCATGCTTTAGAGGATGCGTGGAACCAGGCAGTAGGCATTCAAAATGTCTATAACACACTACGCACTAGCACAACTAGTGGCGGAACATATATTACACCATTTGTAAAAGAAAGATAAAATGTCAGAAGAATATAAAGAAGTAATGAGCATTCTTCAAGAAGAGTGTGCAGAAGTTATACAAGCGGTAAGTAAAATTAATCGCTTTGGTATTGATAACTACAAGCCCGGCAAACCAAAAACTAACAGAGAACACCTAGAAGAAGAAATGGGTGATGTGTTAGCTATGATTTGTATTTTAGAAAAGATGGGTGTTGTGCATCAAGCAGGCTTAGAAGCCGCTACTAAAGCTAAAATAGAAAAACTCAAGAAATGGTCTAATATTAAGAATCTTGAGAATATCTGAGATAAATAAAAATGTAGAACGCCGTAAGGGTTTTACATTTTTCTTGCTTAATTAAAGGAGAACATATTATGAGCAAAATCATCGGTATCGATTTAGGTACAACAAATAGCTGTGTAGCAATCCTAGAAAACGGAGTTGCTAAAGTAATCGAAAACAGCGAAGGTGCTAGAACAACACCATCAATCATTGCATATACAAAGGACGAGATCCTAGTTGGTGCAACAGCAAAACGACAAGCAGTCACAAACCCAAAGAATACAATTTACGCCGCAAAGCGTTTGATCGGACGTAAGTTTGAAGAAAAAGAAGTCCAAAAGGACATCGATCTAATGCCTTATGCTATTGTTAAGGCAGACAATGGTGACGCTTGGATCGAAGCAAACAATGAAAAACTAGCACCACAACAAGTGTCAGCTGAAGTGCTACGTAAAATGAAAAAGACAGCTGAAGACTATTTGGGTACAACCGTTACACAAGCAGTTATTACTGTTCCGGCTTACTTCAACGACAGTCAACGTCAAGCTACTAAGGACGCAGGTAAGATTGCAGGCCTAGAAGTTCTACGTATTATCAATGAGCCAACAGCGGCCGCACTAGCATATGGTGTAGACAAGCAGGACAAGAAGGATCGCAAGGTTGCCGTTTATGACTTAGGTGGTGGTACATTTGACGTAAGCATTATTGAAATCGCCAACATCGACGGCGACAAGCAAATTGAAGTGTTGTCAACAAACGGCGACACATTCTTGGGCGGTGAAGACTTTGACCAAGCTATCATGGATCACTTGGTAGACGAGTTTAAGAAAGACAATGGAATTGATCTTAAGACAGACGTACTAGCACTACAACGTTTGAAAGAAGCCGCAGAAAAAGCTAAGATTGAACTGTCAAGCAGTCAATCAACAAGTGTTAACTTGCCATATATCACAGCAGATGCAAATGGTCCAAAGCACATGAACGTGACTATCAGCCGTTCTAAGTTTGAACAAATGGTTGAAAAGTTAATCCAACGTTCAATCGAGCCTTGTAAGACAGCAATGGCAGATGCTAAAGTAACTGCTGAAGACATTGACGAAGTTATCTTAGTTGGCGGTCAAACACGTATGCCTAAGGTACAAGAAGCAGTTGAAAAATTGTTTGGTAAAACTCCACGTAAGGATGTCAACCCAGACGAAGCAGTTGCCGCAGGTGCCGCAATCCAAGGCGCTGTTCTAGCAGGCGATAAGACAGACGTATTGTTATTGGACGTAACTCCATTAACTCTAGGTATTGAAACAATGGGCGGTGTGTTTACCAAGTTGATTAGCAAAAACACAACTATCCCAACCAAGCACTCACAAGTATTCTCAACAGCAGAAGACAACCAACCAGCGGTTACTATTAAAGTAGCACAAGGTGAACGTGATATTTTCAAATATAATAAATTGCTTGGCGAGTTTAACTTAGAAGGTATTGCACCAGCAATGCGTGGCATGCCACAAATCGAAGTTACTCTAGACATTGATGCTAACGGTATCTTGAATGTAAGTGCTAAAGATAAAAATACTGGCAAAGAAAACAAGATCACTATCAAGTCAGATAGCGGATTAACTGATGAAGAAATTCAACGTATGGTTCGCGAAGCAGAAGAAAATGCAGAAGCTGATAAGAAAACTAAAGAGTTAATTGAAGCTAAGAATCAAGCTGAAAGCACACGTCACTCATTGAATAAAGACTTTGAGGAATTCAAAGAGCAATTATCTGATGATGAAAAGACAGCTTATGAAACAGCCAAAGCAGATTTGGACACAGCAATGACCGGCGATGATAAGGAAAAGATCAATGAGGCTTTAACCAAATTGTTTGAAACATCAGCACCGATCACTGCTAAGAGACAAGCCGCTGAACAAGCTAAACAAGCCCAACCAACCGAGGGCGAACAAACCGTTAATGCGGAGTTCAAAGAGGTTGATGACACAGACACAAAGTAATATAATGTAAACATGTAGGGCGCCTATGGTAGGGCCCTACAAAGTTCTTGCTTAATAAAGGAGATCTAAAATGACACAACTAAGAACTATTGATGCGGCAGCTCTTGCCGGACTAAACAGAGCACTTGTAGGTTTTGACCGTTACTTTGCTAACCAATCAGTTAACAGCAACTATCCTCCACATAACATTGTGAAGTATGCCGATAACCAATATGGGATTGAAGTAGCAGTAGCAGGATTTTCTAAAGAGGAAATCACTGTCGAAGTTGACCAAGACCAACTAACAATCACAGGTGTTAAATCACTTGATGTAGGCGATTCAAAAGAATACTTGCATCGTGGGTTAGCGGCCCGTGACTTTGAACAAACATTTACTCTTGCCGAGTATATGGAAGTCAAAGGCGCAGAGGTTAAGGATGGTATGCTCAAGATTCAAATCGAGCGTATTGTTCCTGATGCACTCAAACCTCGCCAGATTGAAATTAAATAATTGTAAATAAACCCGGGGGAGGCAACTCCCCCACTTTAGAAAAGAGATAACAATGCCTAGCACCGATATTCAGTTAGATGAAAAGATTAAGATTAAAGTTTCCGAACCAAAGAACTGGAAAGTAATCTTATTGAATGACGACACTACTCCTATGGAATTTGTAATTGCAGTTCTTATGGAGATTTTTAAACATAGTCATAATAGTGCTACTGATGTTACTATGCAAGTACACGAAACTGGTAGCGGCATTGCTGGTGTGTATAGTTTTGAAATTGCAGAAGCTAAAGCAGTTGAAGCAACACAGACTGCACGTACAAACGGTCATCCGTTACAAATTAAATTGGAAGAAGAATGAGCAATTTACGTGAACTAACCAAAGAAGCACACACAAACGCAGAACGTCAAGAGTTTGTAAAGATTCTATTTTCAGGTTCTATCAATCCACAGTTATACGCAACATTTTTAAAAAATCAACATCCGCAGTATGAAATTCTAGAAGTATGTGCAATGCCACATGCATTATTAACTGGTCTCCCGGATATCCGCAGAGCACCAGCAATCTTATCAGATTTCCTCGAACTATGGGGAAATGATAATACCGAACAGCCGCAGATCCTTCCTGTGGTTAATGATTACATTCAACACATCCTTAGCATTAAGGACGATCCTAAAAAACTAATGGCTCACTTGTATGTACGCCATATGGGCGACCTAGCTGGCGGACAAATGATTGCTAAGAAAGTACCCGGCTCAGGTAAGCTATACAAGTTTGAAGATCCAGAAGCACTTAAAGTTGCTATCCGTGAACGCCTAAGCGATGACATGGCAGATGAAGCTAAAATTTGTTTTGGCTTTGCTACTCGCATGTTTAAAGAGATGATGGAACTAGTAGAGTATAAAGATGAGTAAAGTTTGGGACACCCTGATAGGCATTCAACAATACTTTGAACAACAATTTTATGCAACAGGCAGTATTATACATGAACCCGGAATGGATCGTTTTAATCAGCCAGGTTGGGTTAACAAAGTTTGGGCAAGTAGCGTTTATCGTAGAGCGCACATTGATGTAGTAGATGCCCGTGAAACTAAGGGCTTGTGGATGATGCATTGTTGCATTTTTCCGCACTTACATAATCCCGCTCCTATCTTTGGGTTTGACGTTATTGCCGGCAAGAATAAAATTACAGGTTGTTTCTACGATTACAGTCCTAGTGCTGATCGTGAACATCCTATGTTAGATTGGTTTGCCGATGAAGCACAGCTACTACAGTGGAACAAGACTCGTAAACTACCTGACTGGGCAGAACGTATTTTTAGTGGTAGTATGGTTGCCGCTGGCAATGTTAGCGAAGAAGAGGAACTAGCACAGATCTTTGCTATTGCTAAAAAAGGCATACATCATTATTTAGATACGGTAGGTGAAACTAATAAAACTGCCGTTAGTTGTCTAGACGCACAAAATTATTACTGTCAAAATCAGAAGCAAAACCCGCACACACCTAAAGTTATGGTAAGTTTAGGGCTATCTGAGGAAGATGTACAAGTGTTTATCCAGGATTGTTTGTTCCCAGAAGTTCGATAAATACTTTACTATGCGATTTTCCCAGATCAAAGAAGCTTCAGTCTTTAAAAAAGTAAAAAACCAGTACGTTGTTGGCTATAGAATGTCTATCAGCACCAAAGCTGGCGGGAAAGCTGTGGACGCAATTCAACAAGTTGTCAGCGATTTTGACCCATCCGAAGTACTAGCAGTTGCTCCAGAAGATGCTACGCCTACACACGTTATTAATCTTTCAAAGAAACAGCCTGCTAAGTATAATCTTGCTAGAGCAAACGGCGAAATTATTCAATTAGCTGGAACTGAATCAGAAATTGAAAGTTCACTAAATGGTATTGGTCCAGCAATTGATCCTAATGCCGCCCCGGGCGCAGTCAAAATGCCTAACAAGGGCGACACAGCCGAAGCATTGTTAGGTGGCGCAATGTTTGCTAAATTGCTAAATCGTCATCACGGATCAATTGGTGAAATTGATACTGATCAAGTATGGAACATTTTTGATAATCTAAAACCAGTTAGTGGTGATGATTATATGGTTCACAGCAAGGATCTAGGTGGTGCAACTGATACTGTATGGTTTAGATTAAAAGTAAAGAATACAGTCAAGACAGCATTAAAAGATCCAACAATGCGTAAGAAATTAACATTGTGGTTACAAAGTCCAGTTAACTATGTTAACAGCCCTGCTGGAACAGAGTACGCAGAAGAATTTTATAAGAATGGTACTCCTGATGAATTAGGGGTTATCAGTGATGGATTATCAGCACAGGGCGATAAAAAGACTGATGTATATACCGCAGTTAAAGATCCCAAAACAAACACAGTAAAAAAAGAACTGTTGCCCACTAGCCTTAAAGCAGGTGCAGAACAGTTTGCACAGCATTCTGGTGGTAAATGGTCTGCTATGACTGATATGTTTACACACTTAGGCGTTACATTCCCAGTGACTAAAGGCAATGATATTGCTAAAGACTATGAAGGATTACAAGGCAAAGGTAAACAAGTTGAAGCGGCTGCTCGTGTTTATGAAAAAGCTGCCAAGATGATCAACGCACAATTTAAAGCTCCAGCAGATGAAGCTAAGTTTGTTAGAACAGTAGCACATGCACTACGTTATTGGGCAACTAATGATGACGATAATGTACAAGTTGTTAGCTTTGGTAGCCGCGGCGCCTACGATGTGTTACAGTTTAAAATTGATAAACTAATCCCTGTTATGAAGCGTTTGCAACTAAGAGCAGAAGCAGTGACATCTGGCGATAATCCTAAATTAATCATTAAAGATGAAAAAACAGGCGGAGTATTATTCCATCTAAGAACGTACTTACAAACTAAGAAAGACGGTACTAAGTATCAACGCAACATTATTGAAAAAGGTCCGTTATTGGCTATGGTAGCAGATTCTACTGGTAAGTATGCCAAACCACCAGAGTTAGCTAAACAAGCACCTGCGGCAGCACCCAAGGCCGCTAAGCCAGCAGTACAGGCAGCAACACCAGTAGTTGCACCTGCTCCGGCAGTACCTGCACCAGTACAAGCACCTGCTCCGGCACCAACAACATTTGATGCTACTGCACCTGCTCCAGAAGTACCAGAAGAAGAACCAGTAGCTGAAGAACAAGGCAAGTGGATTTGGCCAACTCCAGATGCTGTTGAAGATCTTAAACATCGAGTAGCAACCCTACTAAAACGCTAGTTTTTAATCTAGATTAAACTCAGCGTTTAATTTTCGCCACCAAAACTGTAAATACTGTACGGTACACCGGGAGCGAATTCGATGACCAAATCAAGGGCAATATGTTTGTTAGCATTACTGCCACTTTACGTAGTGGCTGCTCCTCTTGCCGACTATACCTTTAAAAGCCCAAGTTTTAATGGTGTAGGCTACAGCAGTCACGTTTTAACTATTGAAAATCAAGAGTTTACCCGTAAGGCGCAAATACAAAAAGATATACAAGCCGCTCTTGATAAAGCAAAGGCCGATGCGGCCAATACAAATATTAACAAGTTTTTAAACAACTTGGAATCACGCATTTACGCACAAATTAGTCAAAATTTAGCTACAGCTATGTTTGCTAATGGCGGCAGTAATTCAGGTACATTAAATTTTGAAGGCAACACTATATTCTGGAGTAAAGACGGAACTAGTGTTACAATGACTGTTACTGATGTTACTGGCAATCAAACAACAGTAGTAATTCCACTAAGCCAGTTCCAGTTCCAATAAAATGAAAAAGACTTTACTAACACTTACACTAGTTACTATGTTAAGTGGATGTGCAGTCATCCAAAGCACTGGGTTGACTGAAATAGATCCTACTCTTACGGAACAACGCAGGGGTGTTAAAAAAGAGTTTGATACAATACCAGCTCCAGCAGTAGGCAAACCTATAACTGTAGCAGTATACGGATTTACAGATAAAACAGGACAGCGCCGTCCACAACCAAACGTAGCAAGCCTAAGCACAGCAGTTACGCAAGGTGCTGAAACATTTTTAATTCAAGCACTACAAAATGTCGGACATAGTAAATGGTTTGATGTAGTAGAACGTGTAGGTATTGATAACCTGACTAAAGAACGTACTATTATTAAACAAATGCGCGAAGCATATGAAGGCCCAAATGCTAAACCATTAATGCCAATGCAGTTTGCTGGTATTATTATGGAAGGTGGTATTGTAGGTTATGATGCTACCACTACTAGCGGTGGAGCTGGCATGCGTATTTTTGGCATTGGCAAGCAAACACAATGGTCAACTGATACTGTAACAGTTAGTTTAAGAGCAGTTAGTGTTAACACAGGTAAAGTATTAGCGGTGGTTACTGTACAGAAAACGATATTAAGTACGGCAGACTCTGCAACAGCATTAAAGTTTTTTGATCAAGGTACACAGGCATTTGAAGCAGAAGCAGGGTTAACAATCAATGAACCAGGCACGTATGCTGTCAAGGCAGCTACAGAAATGGCAGTAGTTGAATTGATTAAAGAAGGACAGCGCAAAGGTATTTGGGAATACAAACTAGAGC